AAAGGCTGTTCTACTACATCGGCAAGCGCCGCAGCGGAACCAAGGGCATCCTCGTGCCGATGATCTGCGATCTGTCTCGCATGCGCATGGACACGGCCCCAGAGAAGGACGAAGAGCGAAGTGAGACTTGATATCGAGCGCTACCTTGCCGGTGTGGGTCTGGGCTTCCGGCCATCGGGCAGGAAAGAGCTTGTCGGACGATGCTGGGTGTGCGGCAAGGCCGATCACTGCTACATCAACAAGACAACCGGCAAGTGGCACTGTTTCGCGGGAAGCTGCAACGCGAGCGGCGATACAATCTCGATGCTGATGCACGTCGAGAAGGTTGATTTCGTGACGGCATGCCGCATCCTTGCTTCAGAGGTGATGCCTCGCGTGATGCCGTTGGCAGGCGACATGCGCGATAGATTGGAGGGTCGTTCGGAAGATGAGCCTCTGGTGGAGACGGAGTTGCCCGCGGAGTTCGAGCCTTGTTATGTGCGAGGCAAGTGGCGCATACCTCGCTACCTCAGACAGCGCAGAATCAGCAAGCAAGCGATCAAGGAGTTTTGCATAGGCTACTGCCGCACGGGTCACTATGCCGACCGAATCGTGCTGCCGATACGATCGCCGTTCGGGCACAGCTTCACGACCCGGTTGACGTTGCCGGGTGAGCCTCGCTATCTGGCTGGCGAAGGAGCGGGGCGGTTGCTGTTCGGATGGAACGTGCTGCAACGGTGTTATGCCGACACGAGCATCGTTGTCTTGGTTGAGGGGCCATTCGATGCGTTGGTTACGTTCGATGCGGGATTGCCTGTCCTCGGCCTCTGCGGCAAGTCGCTGCACGAGCCTCAACGCGATCAGCTTCGCATGCTGCGTGGAAAGACGTTCGTCCTGCTGTTGGATCCGGAGGCCGCGAGCGATGCAGTCGAACAGGCATCCAAGCTGTTGAGCACGAAGATAGCGTTGCTTCCAGGCAACAAGGATCCGGCAAAGAGCAAACACGATACCATCCGCAGGACGGTCGCCCGTGCGCTGTCAGTTGGTGATGCCCGGATGGTCGGGCTGCGAAGACGCCTAAAAGCTGCTTTCGCGGACTGAGAATCGCCTGGAGCGGCCTCGGACGGGGTTCGGCATGGGAAGAGGGGTTTCGCTAGGAAACGAACACGCGATCGACAACGGCTTTGACGTAGGCCCGATCCTCCCGCTCCAGCCGATCAAGCAGAGTCTCGTTGGCTGCACGGCGAACCTGATCGGTTCCGAAGGAAGAGATTGCCTCGCCCCAGAAGATCAAGCGGCGTGTGCTGAGGGTGCAGTGGCACTCCTCCCGCTCGAATCCGGCGCGGATCTTCGTTGCCACGTCCACCATCTTGCGAGCAAGCTCGGCCGGAATGCGGCAGGTGTTCGAGACGACCTCTGCCTCGTCGCCGGGAAGCAGGTAGCCAACCCTCCGCACGTAGCTGAACCGGTCGAGAGTCGCTTCGTCGAGAACGCGACGACTCGCGTGCAGCCCGGTGACGTCGCCACGGCCGACGGTGTTGGCGGTCGCGATGATGCGGAAGCTGGCATGTGCGGCAACGACCTCGCCGTTGTTCTCCATCAACGTCAGCGGATGGCCCTCTTCGAGAACGGATTGGATGCGCGCAAGGACCGCCGCATCGCAGAAGTCCAATTCGTCGAGCAGACACCACCAACCGTTGCGCATCGCCTGCGTCAGCAGACCATCCTTCCAGACGATGACGTTGCTGCCCGAGTCGTCCGGCTCGACCGTCTTCTCTCCCACGATATCGGCCGTGCGCGTGTCGCCGTTGAAGTTGATGCGGCACAAGGGCTGGTTGACGAGGCAGGCAAGCTCCGCGACGAGGCTGGTTTTGCCGCAGCCGTTGGGACCGACGAGCATGATGTTGCGATCGTGCTGAATCGCAAGAGCGAGAGTTTCAAGAACCGACTCGTCGAGGTGGAAGTGGGGGTTGTGCTTCGGAATGAAGCTACGGCTGATCTCGTCCAGCGACGACACGTCGAGGATGGGCAGGCGAGCGACGCCGATCGGCAGGATGTTTTCGTCGATGGAGTTGGTGTTCGGCTTCTTGGTCTTCTTGGCGAAGCGCTTACTGTGGCGCTTGTGGCCCGTCTTGCCTGCCGATACCTTCTCGCCCATGTTCCTGCTCGCCCACTCGGACATCGTAGGTGCGTCCGGATAGTCCCGTCTGTACGCTTCGACAGTCAAGTTGTGTTTGCGGGCCAGATGGTTGGCAAGCTGATGGAACCACTTGCCGCAGATCTTGCACTGGATCTTCGGGTTGCCCTTGTCGTCGACCGGGCTGTGAACGTCCTTGGTTCTGGTACGACGTTTCCGCATCCTCGCTCCCTTCCGCCCGCGTTGGTTGCAGGCAGCGGGTTACGTTGCAGGTTGCGTGCCAACCTAACAGGAGTCTAGCAAACGCAAGCAAGGTAAGCTAAGGGCAAGATAACGTTGGAGGTTGCGGGTAGGCGTGGAAGTCTTGGTAGGCAGAGCAAAAGCAAGGTATGACAAGAATGTCATGGCAAGCGAAGCAAGATAAAACAGCGTTGTTGCTTAGGAATCAAGGTAAGCAAGGTGAAGCAAGCATCTTGCTATGACATCCAGATCATAGCAGCTAGAAACAGCCGAAAGCAAAGTGATTGCTTAGGAAATGAGAAAAGCAAGGTTGGTGTGAAAAAGCAAGACACGACAAGAATGTCATACAGAATCTTACTTTGCCAGCGTTATCAAGCGTCCAAAGCAATAAAAGCAAGTGATTTTGCGCTTGCTTGTTTTGGCATGACCCTCGCATTACCACATGGGCAGGAGGTGGGACGATGACGAAGGCAACGACAGATACGAGGGAGTTCGAAGCGGTGGCGGCTAAGGCGATTGACCGGTTGGCGGCAAGGTGGGGCAAGGGCTGGTCGTTGCTTGATAGCACACTTCGACGTGGACTCGTGGCGATGGCGGTGCTTGATGTTTTGACGATGGACGTTCCCCGCGATGTTGCTCTTACGCCAAAGCAGATTCGCGCGATCCAAACAACGGCCGCTGCTGCCGAGTTCCGGTCACTCTAGGTGTTATTGCCCCGCCGCGTAAGCCGGGTTCGCAACCGGCACGGGGCCTGATAGACGGCGCGAGACGCCGGGGAGGTAAGGAGATGGGAAACGAGACGATCAGCCGATACGAGGTGGACGCAGCGATGATGGGTCAGAACTGGAACGGTGACGCCCGTGAGCTTCGCCGGTTTTGCGGCATCCTCCAAGATATCCTCGACTCGCGTGGTGTCAACATCCGTGTCGATTGCGTTGCGGACACGCACAACGGCGCGCGGAATGATGAGATGGGCGACGTGGATCTCTGCGACGACCAGGGCCGCGACTGCTGGGATGACGCAATCGATCAGCACGCCGCGGACGCCCTGGAACGGGGCGTTGTGGTCTGGCACGTCTGATTCCGCTAACCCGCCCCGCCCGATGGGCCCGACTCCAGTCGGGCCCCGAAGGCGGCGCAGGAGCCGCAGGAGGTGGCGCGATGACGAACAAGGCGATTGATGAGTTGGCGAGGAAGCGGGAGCGGGTACTTGGCTACCTGGCTCGGATGCGTGACAAGGTGGGGACTGCCGAGGTCGCGCTTGGCCGAGGCTTTCGGAATCTCTGTTTCATGTTCGCGGATGAGACGGGCGAGTCCGAGGCCATGGCCAGGATTCGCCAGAAGCACGAGGCCGCGGTCAAGGCGCTCGGGGAACTCAACGACGCGGTTGAATGGATGCTGGGCGACTAGCAAACCCGCCCCGCCGCGTAACCGGGGTTCGCATCCCGGACGGGGCCTGAAGAGAGGAGACGGGACGATGGATTGGAGAACCGAAGAGACGCTGAGAGGGGTTGCTGAGACCTGCGATCGAATTGCGGACGGAGCAGACGGCAACGCCAAAGCCAACCACGCCAAGCGCGGCCGAAACTTCCTTGTAGATCTCCGGGACAAGATCGGTGCAGCGGCAAACTCCTACGCGATTGACAACCTCAAGTCGGCTGTTGAGCGTGGGGATTCCGCGACTGCGAAGGTTCTGATCGATGGTTTCGTTTCCACGTTGGAGGAGTGGGCGACCTTGGCGCAAGCGGGGGTCGATGTTGCGGACGAAGACTGCGACGAGGAAGAGCGGGACCAGGGAGCGTTGGAGGAGATTCCGAGCGACCTTCGGGCGGCAGCGGAAGACCTCTATAGCGTCATCGAGCAAGTACAACGGCAAAACCTCATGCTGTGCTCCGTTCCCTCAAATCTCTCCCCGCCATCCGCGAATCTTTCCTTGGTGGCCGAAGCCGGACAGCGGACGATCCAGCGTCATCGTCGTGAATTGTCGCGACCAACAACCAAGCGCAAGCGACGTAGCAACCGGACAAGAAAGGCTTGAGTAGTGAGCGGTGAGATTGTACGGAAGGGCGACTTGATCGGCACGGGTAGAGTGAAGGCTACCCGGTTGGAGAAGATCGCCCGCACCTTTGCCGACGACCACGGAATCCGGGTTGAGATTCGTGGCACTGCTTGTTGCTTCGACTACAAGAGAAAGCTGATCCGACTTCCGGCCAACATCGAGGATCTTGGTGTTGACGTCAAGATGGTCCTCGAAGGTATGCTTGACCACGAGACGTTGCATGCGGAGGAGTACGCGAAGATCATCGCCGCCCGCGCCAAGGGAATTCCGGTTCAGGATCTCTTAGAGACGTTGCCGGTAGGGAGCAAGCATCGGATCGTCTGCAACGCAATCGAAGACATCCGCATCGAGTGGAACGATCGCTACGAAGGGCGACGCGAGAACACGCGATTGGTGCGGGAGTTCTGCCGCAAGCTCATCGAACGCAAGCCACGCAAAGGTCTCGCTGGTCTGCTGTCCGAGTTGATCTTCCGCACGATGGACGGCGCACCGGGCCAGACTCTCGACGAGGCATCCGAACGTGCGCTTGCTCGACTGGTTCCATCCTTCCGCAAGCAGATGACCGGTCTGGAGCAAGAGAGCGTTCCGGCTCTCGCGGAAGAGTTCGCCCGGGTGTACGAAGAGGAGAAGAAGCAGGAGGAAGAGAAGAGCAAGGAAGAAGAGCTTTCTGCTGGCAGCGGAGGTGGCGAGGATGCTGGCGAAGGCAACGGCAACTCTCCGAGCGGTCACCCGATTGACGATGGCGATCGTGCTGAAGCCGAAGAGGATGAGATTGACGAACGAGCCGAAGAGGAAGGTGACGAGACTCTTGTTGTTGAGGAAGAAGACGGCGAGGAAACGCCAGTTGCGGATCTTGAGAAGCTGTTCGAGGATGATCCGGACGATGTTGGCGATCCGATCGAAGCTGCTTCCGGAGAGGTGAGCAGGTTGGCGACGGACGATGCGATCACCAACGATCGCTATGTTGCTTCTCCCGAAGCCGTGGCACACGACAAGATCATCATCCCGCCGAACGGAAATGCCGCCGTCTACCAGGGAGAGAAGCGGGAGGTGAGCAAGGCGATTGCCGGACTCCGAAGCAAGCTGCAAACGATCCTGATTGCCAGCAAGGCGAACCGCACCGTCGTGGATTGCGAGCATGGGCGAATCGATCAGGGTGCGCTTCATCGATTGGCGACCGGAACGAGCAAGCGGGTGTTCTCTCAACAACAGCAAGGTAACACTGATCGCCCCGCGGTTGGTATCTTGATCGATGAGTCCGGAAGCATGGCATACGGCAATCGTAGTGGTCCGGCTCGCAAGACGGCGATTGCTCTCAGTGAGACGTTGAACGCGCTTGGTGTTCGGTTCGGGGTCTACGGCTTCAGCAATCACTTCCGTGGCAAGATCGGGCGTCATGTTGAACATAAACACCTTTACGTCACACCGGGAGTGGAATTCCACGGCCGATCGCTGGCGATGGTGATCCACCAATACAAGGGCTTCAGCGAGCAGTTCAGCAAGACGAAGACTCGTTTGCTGAACAGTGGCGGCAGGTACGAGAACGCGGACGGCGATGCCGTGCTTGCGATTGGTCGCATTCTCATGCAGCAGCAGGCAACCCGTCACGTCTTGATCGTGCTCTCTGATGGTGAGCCTCTTTGTCCCACGACGGGCAGTGAGGGAAACCATCTGAAAGAGGTCGTTGCCGATCTTGAGAAGGCTGGTGTGGAGGTCGTGGGAATCGGCATCCAAACCGATGCGGTGAAGCAGTTCTATCCCAACAACATCTGTGTCCGCAACCTTGACGAGTTGGCTCCGGAAGCTTTCAAGGTTCTTAGCAAGATGCTGTTGAGGAGGGAGTGGGGAAGACGATGAAGACGGTCGATCAGCTACGCAAGCAGCTTCGGTTGAAGTTCGGAAAGGCCGAAGCTTCCGATGGCGTGCCGGTTGCCAAGATCAAGCTGAAGCAACGCAGAGTTCCCAAGCGCTCGACAACCGTTGTTCCGGATCAGTTCCTTCCGCCAATCGTGCCGATCAACCCCGCCACGTTGGTTGACAAGGAACTCGGGCGCTACGGGCGGCAGGCAAGCATCCTCGCCGGAGCAGAGAAACACTTCACCAAACGCTTTGGTAGGGTGCTCCCGTCAATGACTTTGCCGTCTGGTTTCGACAAGCACGATATCCAGTGGAGCAAGGTTCCCGCGCGAGACAAGCATAACCGCCTCTACTCCGTGTTGGATCTCGTACTTCCCTGGGGGCGTGGAGCAACGTGGTTGGTGGTTCGGCTGATGGTGTGGGCAGAGAGGTTCGGCATGGTCCGGATCCTGCCGGTGAACGAGGCTGGTCAAGCGGACCCGACCTTGCTGAAAGGAGATCTGTTCAAGTCCTTCAAGGTGCCGCCCGGAGAGTACCTGTTGCATGGGTATATGCTTGACTTCGTGGTTGCGTTGTGGCAAGAGCAAGGGTAAGCCCTAGACTCTAGGGCGACGATGCGGGGAGTGATGCGACAGTTGGCGATCGTCGAACCTGTTGGTGGCGGCATTTGGTTGCTTGCCCAAGTCAGACTGCCTCGTGCAGTCGCGAACAGGTTGCCAGCGCTTGAGGGCAGCTTCAGCCCGATCGGCTACTGCGTTGCTCGGCATCAAGGATCGGTCAAGCTGCTTGCGAGGTTCGAGAAGGAACCAACCCTGATGCAGATCGCACGCAAGGTTCCGGAAGGCGTGCCTCTGTTCCGGTTCGATCATGTGGGCAAGCGGTTCGCTGCGCAGGCACGGGGTCTGCTAAAGCAACCGTCGAGTGCGGGCGGCGACCCGCGAGCAAACGGAAAGGAAGAAGTCATGGCGAAGGGGAAGAGCAAGAAGACCAAGACGCAGAAGACGGCGAAGAAGCCCGAACCCGAAGAGGAGGACGAGGAAGAGGAGGAGTCCGAAGAGGACGAAGACGAGGACGACGAGGAAGAGGAGGACGAGGACAGCGAGGGGGATGACGAAGAGGAGGAGGACGAGGAAGAGGAAGACGGCGACGACGAGGAAGAGGAGGACGAGGAAGACGACGACGAAGACGAGGAAGAGGAGGAAGAGGAGGAGAAGCCCAAGCCCAAGCCCAAGCCCAAGCCGAAGGGCAAGGCTGCTTCCAAGAAGAAGGACGAGGAAGAGGAGGAGGAGGAGGAAGAGGACGACGACGAGGAAGACGAAGAGGAGGACGAGGAAGACGGGGAGGACGAAGAGGCCGACGAGGACGAGGGCGGGGACGACGAGGAAGAGGAGGGGGAGGACGAGGACGGCGAGACCAAGGCATCCGTCGATGCCGATCCCAAGCTCGTCGCGCACCTCAAGCAGATCTACAAGAACTCCGCGAAGGCGCTTGCCATGTGCGGGGTCAACGTCAAGGGCGGCTCGCCCCGATCGACTGCGTGGAACAAGAAGGCTGGCAAGTGGGGCAAGGTCGAGAAGGGCAAGTACGTCCAGACGATGAAGCTGGCGGGCAAGGACCACACGCTGACTGTCGCCAAGGGCGACAAGAAGGGTGTCGTCTCGATGAAGCTCGTTGGCAAGCAGGGCAAGAAGTTCGATCTGACCATCAAGGGTGATCGGGCGAAGGTCAAGGCTGCCATCGCGAAGAAGATTCCGTCGCGGCTGCGTGCCATCGTCACCAAGTGGGTGAGCATCGGTGCGCGGCAGTTGAAGGTGGACTTCTAGTCCCCTTCCCTACCCCACTCCGCACCCAAGCAGCAACATTGCCTTGCTGCCTGCTTGGGTGCGGGGACGGGGTAAGGAGGGTGGCAATGTCGGAGAAGTTGGACGCCACACTGAGGCTTTAAGTCATGGGGGCGCGAACGATCCCCCAAGGCTGGATCTGTAGCGAGCGCACGAAACGGCGCGCACAGCGACTCTTGCCGCGTCTCGAAGACGTGATTTACCGGAAGGTCCATAAGTACAAACATGTGCCCGGGTTGGATCTCGAAGCTTTGCTTCAGGAGGCTCGCTTGCTTGCAATCTACGCGATTGATCGCTGGGATCGCAAGCGGGGCAAGAAGCTGCGTGGCTGGGTTGACGTCGTTGTCCGGCACGGCCTCCACGCGGAAGTCAACTGGCAGAAAGCATTGAAGAGGGCTCCGCGTATCCGAGATCCTATCAGCGAGGAAACACGCAGGTTCACCAACAGCAACCGGGAGCGCTACCAACGTCTTGCCGAGTTCATTGACACTGGTATCCTCGCCATGATGCCAGCAGAGGAGGTTGTGACTCTGCGGCAGTATTATGAATCGGTTGCATTGGTTGAGAAGGTTCTGCTGCAACTCAACGAGAAGGACCGACGCATCATCAGACTCAAGATGAATCCCCCTCCGGATCTCGTTGTGTGTGCAAGGAACCAACGGCCGAAGAGTCCGCGGGTCACAGACAAGTTGATTGCGGAGTACCTGCGAATTCCTGTTGCCAGAATCAAGCGCGCAACGCAGCTTGCGAAAGATGTTTGGAGGTCTATCGATGGCGGTGCATGAGAGCACTCGCGCGAGAGACCTTCGCTTCGTCGCGAAGACCATGCGCGACAACAACCTGAAGCCGTGGCCGATCAAGGGCTGGTACAACAAGCTCCCGTCCCATTGGTCGGATGGCGTTCGGACGATTCAGCTTGAGCAATACGAGTGGGGCACGGTTGCTTTCGTCACGGACGACGAAGAGCCGAAGTGGGCTGCGACGCTGGTTCTCATCGGACAAAGCGATTGGTCGAGCGGAGTGGTGATCGAAGACGGTCGCCAGGAACCGATCCCAATCCCGTGGATCTCCAAGATCGACTTCGAGGCGCAGAAGGAGGCAGCCATGCCCAAGTCCGATGACAGCTTGCCGGAATGCCTTGCCATGCACGAACATGGTCCGACGTGCGACGGGGGATTGAACACCACGACCGGCAACATCGAAGAGCCTTGCTTGTGGCGTTCCCGCTGCTATGCGCTGAAACTCCATCTTCTCGAAGAGCAGATGCACATCGATGCCTATCTCGATACGTTGCCGGATCCGACCGAACTGCACTCCAAGCTCGCGGAGATTGAGCGGGCGAAGCTGCATGTGATTCCTCCACCTGCTGCGGAAGCCTTGCTGGGCAGCGGTATTGCGCGCGGTACGCAAAGCACCACCAAGAAGAAGCCGGGCAGGAAGAAGAAGCGCACCCGCTCTCCCGATCGCTTCAAGATGCTGGAACCGGTCGTCAAGGCGTTTCTGTTGCGTCTGAAAAAGCTGATGGGGCGGTTGGGCTATGGGTGGGCTCCGAAGAGATCCTTCGCGCTTCCCGGCGACTGCTACGTCCACCGGGTAACCAAGCACTGCAACTACCTTGTCATCTACGTCGCATCCAAGGGCAAGTACGGCAGGATTGCGATCCTCAAGTTCAAGACGTGGTACAAGTGCATTGATATCGGCTTTCGCTCGACGTGGGATGATGCTCTTGCCGTGAGGGGAACAACGCTGCGTCGAACGTCATCGCAGCAAGCTCCGGTTGAGTGGCATGGGATCCGTGATCGGAAGACGGCACGGAGAGCGGCGAAGGTTCTCGCCAAGATGGTCAAGTCCAAGGCGATCGAGTTGCCACCTCCGCGGAGAAAGAGCGATGGCGACCGTCGATGAGTTGCGCGCCAAGTTCCGCAAGAAGTACGGCAGCGGTGTCGACAAGCAACCACAACCCGAGACACAACCAGAGGAAGACGAAGCAGAGGAAGAGGAAGAAGAGACGGGACGAGTGGTTGATGTTGGGAAGCTTCGCGCGGAACGTAGGATGAAGATGTTCGAGGCAAGCGAGTTCTTCAAGGCAAAGCTGAAGGAATCAAAGCCTGCATCGTCCGAATCACCCACTCGTTGGCACGAGACCACCACTCCCGGTGGGGATCGCGATGCCGTGCTGATGTTCGGCCGTCACAAGGGCAAGTCTCTGACGCAACTGGCAACGGAGGATTACGAGTCGCGCAGCTATGTGCGATGGATCCTGCGTGAGGATTTCGACGAGGAACTGAAGGAGATCGCACGCGAGGTTCTTGAGCGACTTGGTTTCGGTGTCTAGTCTCCTGCGTGGGCAAACGACGCTTCGTTCATCTACACACTCACTCCGAATACAGCTTGCTTGATGGGCTAGGTCGGCAAGGCGACTTCTTGCAGCGTGCCTTCGAGTTGGACCATCCTGCAATCGCTTTCACCGAACACGGCAGCATGCGCGGAATCTACGCGCTGCACAGCAACGCCAAGAAGCTGAAGACGAAGTGGGTGCCCCGAGGTCTCTTCGGAGTCGAACTCTACCTCTGTCGCGATCGTCGTGCCCGAGGGTTGGCACCGGACGAAGAGGCAGAGATACGGGTGAAGCACAAGGGCGCTCGTGCAATCCGGGAAGCCATCTTCCAACGCGAATCGAAGCTGGGGCTGAGGCAGAGGCAGCACCTTACCGTGCTGGCCAAGAACAACGATGGACTGAAGAACCTGTTTCGGTTGACTTCGGTCGGTTGGCTAGAAGGATTCTGGAAGCGGCCGAGAGTTGATCTTGAAACGCTGGATCGGTACGGCGATGGGCTGATCGTGCTCAGCGGTTGTGTTGCCGGAGTGGTGGCGGATCCGTTCCTGCGAGCAAGACCCAAGACGGCAATCCGCTTGGTCAAGTGGTTGCGTGAGAGGTTCGGAGAGGACTTCTACTTGGAGGTCATGCCCAACTCACTTCCAGAGCAACGTATAGTCAACTCCGTGATGGGCATGCTCCATCGTAAGTTCGGCATTCCCTTGGTGGCAACGGCTGATTGCCACTACGTTCGAAAGGAGCACGTACCTACCCACGAACTGTTGCTTTGCGTTCGCACGCACGACGTGATGAGCAACCCCGATCGGTTCAGGTTCAGCGTTCCCGAGTTCTGGTTGAAGAGCCGGGCCGAGATGCTGGAGGGTTTCGAGAAGTACCACGGCATGGATCGGAAGCTGATTCGCCGTGCGTTGGATACCACGCTGGACATCGCGGAGAAGTGCGAAGCAAAGTTGGAGTTCGACAAGTTTGCCGCGTTGGTTCCGTCTCCGGGCATTCCGAAGAGATTCGGCACGGAGTTCGAGTTCCTGAGTCACTTGTGTTGGGTCGGCTGGGAACAGCGCGACATGCATGAGAAGGTGAAGGTCGAATCAACGCGCCGTGGCTTGTCTCGCAAGAAGGTGCTCCGGGAGTATCTTGATCGGCTGAACCACGAACTGAACGAGATCAAGCGCAAGAACGTTGTTCGTTACTTCCTTGTCGTCTGGGATCTCATGCGCTGGGCACGCAAGAACGAAATCGAATGCGGTCCCGGTCGAGGCAGTGCGGGAGGTTGCCTTATCAGCTACCTCCTGTTCATCACCGACGTGGATCCCGTTGAGCACCGCTTGCTCTTCGAAAGGTTCCTGAATCCGGATCGTACTGATTTGCCTGATATCGATCTGGACTTCGAGGACGCACGACGGGATGAGGTGCTGGGCTACCTTCGCAAGAAGTACGGAGAGAGCCGAACGGCACACATCACGACCATCACGACACTCAAGGGCAAGCAAGCGATCCGTGATATCGGTCGTGCGCTGGAGATTCCGTTCAAGACCATCGATCCTGTTGCCAACGCAATCATCGACGTGCCGGGAAGCGAACGCATCATAGAGAACTGCTTCGAGAAGTCCGGAGTCTGCCGCGTCTTCGACAAGCAACATCCGGAGGTCTTGGAACACGCCAAGCTGTTGGAGGGTCATGCGCGGGGGTTGGGTTTGCATGCCGCGGGAGTGGTCGTCAGCCCTGTGCCGCTGAAGGACGTCATCCCGCTGGAGGTGAGGCAGAAGGCGGGAGAGCAATCGGTGGTGACCGGTTTGGAGATGGAGGGCTGCCAACAGTTCGGCTTGCTCAAGATCGACTTGCTTGGGCTGCGCAACCTAACGGTTGTCAAGCTCTGCCTCAAGGCAATCATGGAGAGGCACGGCAAGCAGATTGACTTGAACAAGCTTCCGCTGGATGACAAGCAGACGTTGCAAGGCTTCACCGATGGTGCCTTCGTGGGAATCTTCCAGTTCGATACGGCAAGCGCCCGCTCCATCAGCAAGGGCGTACAGTACGATTCGTTCGAGGACATCGTTGCCCTCAACGCGCTCAATCGTCCCGGTACTGCGAGAAGCGGTCTTGCTGCCGAGTGGCTGAAGCGAAAAGCCGACCCGTCTGCTATCGTCCCGATGCATCCGACGATCGACCGCATCTGCGCCGATACCCTTGGAGTGATCATCTACCAAGAGCAGTTCATCAAGGTGTTCATCGAGTTCGCCGGATTCAAGCCAGGAGAAGCGGATCTGCTTCGGAAGAAGGTAGCCAAGTCGAAGGGCGTGAAGGAGATCGCCGCAGAACACGATCGCTTCGTGAAGGGGGCCAAGAAGCTAGGTAACGATCCCAAACTTGCGAGCAAGGTAATGCACCAACTGGCGCAGTTTGGAGCCTATTCGTTTGGTCGTGCCCACGCTGCCGCCTACGCGCTCATCGCGTATCGCGAGATGTGGTTGAAGGCTCACTATCCGCACGAGTTCATGTTGGCGGTGATGCAGTGCGAGAAGGACGAGATGGCGGTAAGCCGCTACCTGCTGGAATGCAACCGGCTTGGCGTGAAGCTTCGACCTCCGCACGTCAACCGCTCGAAGCGGGACTTCGCGTTGGTCAAGGATCGCATCGTTGGTTCATTGACCAACATCAAGGGGGTTGGTTCCATTGCTTCCGATTCCATCCTTGCCGTCCGAGGCGAACAGCGCTTCAGGTCGTTCGTCGATTTCATGGAGCGGATTGACAGACGCAAAGCCAACAAGCGGGTTGTGCTGATGCTGGTCAAGGCGGGTGCGCTAGACAAGCTCATCCCGAACCGGAAATGGTTCATCGAGAACATCGATGAGGTCTGGAAGTTGCTTGGCCGGAAGGAGTGGCAAGCAGGCGTAAGGAAGTTGTTGCGGCAATCCGAAAACGAACCGGGTTTCAAGAAGGAGCAGGCAGCCATCACGGCAGCAGAGGTTTGCCCGCTGACGGTAGGCAAGCATCCAATCGAGCCCTACATCAAGTTCCTCAGCAAGCTTACACCGAAATGGATTGCGCTGGACGATCCGGATATGTTCGAGCAACGCAATGGCTTCATCTGCGGCGTCATCGTCGGCGTGCGGTACAAGCGGGTTGGAGAATACAACCCCAGCGACGAACCCAAGGATGAAGACGAACGCAAGCGTCTCCGTTGGGGAGAGATGTTCGCCAATATCCAGATCGAGCAAAGCAACGGTGCGGGCAAGCGGATCAAGGTTGACGTGGAAGTGTTCGACCAATACAAACCGATCTTGGACAAGGGCAACGGAACTCCCATTGCCGCGCACGTTGCATTGCGTCAAGGCGGTGGATGGGAATCGCTTCGCGTCCACTTCATGGTTGACGTTGCCGAGTTGCGGCGCAAGGTGATTGGATGCGAACCGCTGAGCGTTTTCGACAGAGCGTTGCTGCCTGGAGCGCATCCGGTCGAGAAGCACAGCACCGCGAACATCGTGCGGATCGCGATGAAAGCAAAGAAGAAGTTCACTGTCGTTGGCTTGGTGACGCATCTGAACGCGAAGCTGGATCGGCGCAACGAGGAAATGGCGTTCTTCGGTCTGCTCGATTCACACGGCAACTACCTTGACGCGCTCTGCTTTGCTTCGTCGTGGCAACGCTATCGAAAGAAGTTCGGCGTTGGCGATGTCGTTCGTATGCAGTTGGTGCCACAAGGCGACAGTTGCTTCTTGGACGCCCGGGAAGACTGCCGAGTCGAAAAACTGTCTGCACACGCTAGTCTCTAGGGACACAGCGGGAAGGAGGAAAGCGCATGGCCGGATTGCATGATATTGCTCGCGTTGCCGGAATCAAAGACTCCGAGGCACAGGAGATCTTCGAGTCCATCATCGCCCACGTCAATGCGGGCGAGCGGGTGGTGATCAAGAACTTCGGAGTCTTCTTCATGGTGGAGACACAACCGCGCATGGTGAAGTCGCCAGTGCTGAAGAAGATGGAGGGCATTGACCAGAAGATGATTCCTGGCTATCGCTACCTGCGGTTCAAGCCAAGCAAGCTTGCCCGTCGTGTCGTGAAGCCGCCCTCACCATCCGACCTTTCCGGTGAAGCTCGCGGAACACAGAAACGTCGGCTTGCGAAGTCACATTCCAAGAAGTCCAAGGGGTGATCCGGTGGAACTGCCACGCAAGTTGACCAAGGTCACGATCGATGGCGTCGAATACAAGGTGACGCCATCCGACTTCAACATCACTGGTCGCAACGACAACGATCTGAAGTTCGGTGCAGGCAAATTGATGTTCTACACGAGGCTTGCCGCTCGTGCTCGCAAGAACGTCGCTCTTCTCGACGCCGAATACCACAACTGGAAGGCAACCGAGTTGGAGCGTATCGCCAGCAGCAAGGGCAAGGAACGCATTGCCGAATGGCGAGCGAAGAACAGCGTCGAAGCGAATCCGACCATCGTCACGTACAAGCGCAAGCTCGCCCGGTTGCGTGAGGTTGTCGAGACCGTTGACGGTTGGGTGCGATCGATGGAGGAGAAGATCAACCTGCTTCGCACTGCGCGAGCAGACAGCAGGAAGGAACGGGACGTTGCCGGGGAGATTGATCCCTTGTCCGACAAGAAGGGCAGGGAGAACGGTGTTCGTGACGCTCTGAGGAAAGGAAGGAAGTGATGGGAGACGTGAACCTGAAGAAGATGGGCAAGGACCGCGAACGGCACTCGCGCACCGATTCGGAGTTCTTCACTCCGGAACCGGGTGATACGCTCTTGTACATCTGCCCGCCACCGCCTGGAGTCGAGGATCTTCCCTACGTCGAAGCAGGCTTCCACTTCAAGGCGAAGAATCAGGGATCGGGCAAGGGAGCATCGTTGTGTCTGGACAAGGACGCCAACCCGATTCTTAGTAACGAAGCCTTCCGAGATCGACTGAAAGCAATGCAGCGCGATACGCGCGACATGAAAGGATGCCGAATCTGTCCCGCGTTGGAGGACGAGGACGTTTCGGATGAGGTCAAGAAGGAGTCCCGGCGGCAGACTCGCTATCTCTGGGACGTCATCCCCATACGCTATCGCAAGAAGCAATCAATGCCTTGGGTTGATCTCGACGAGGGCGTTCGGCCGTACATGTGCGGATACACCGTCTGGGACGGCATCTGCTCCGTGTTCGGTGACGTTGGCGACATCACCAACCCTCGCAGTGCAGTGCTTGTCATGTTGCATCGCGAGGGAACCGGTATGTCAACCAAGTACAGCGTCAGCCCCGATCCCACCTCGCTCAAGAAACCGATTCGGTTGTCCAAGGAACAGCGGCTTGCCTTGCGTGATGCGCTGAAGGAGGAGGGTGCCGGAGATCTCTTGCGGTTGGTTGCGACGATGACGCAGGATGCGACTCGCCAGGAAGCCAACTGGAACGGTATGCAGGTTGACGACGACGATGAAGACGAAGGCAAGGGCAAGAAGCGCAAGAAGGGCAAGCGCAAGCCTTGCTTTGGTGTGGACTACGAGGACACCAAGGAATGCCGTCGCTGTGATGATGCGAAGGCATGCAAGAAGGCAAGTGCTGCCGAACGCCCCGAGGATGACGAGGACGAAGACGACGATGAGGAAGAGGAAGAGCCGCCGCGTCGCAAGAAGGGCAAGCCCAAGTCCCGCGACGATGACGACGATGATGAAGACGAGGATGAAGACGAAGACGAAGAGGAGGGGGAAGAGGACGAAGAGCCTCCTTCCAAGAAGAGTAAGAAGACCAAGAAGAGCAAGCGTCGTCGTGATGATGACGACGAGGACGACGACGAGGACGAAGAGGAGGAAGAGGACGAACCCCCTCCCAAGAAGAAGAAGCGTGGCAAGAAGGCCCGTCGCGATGACGACGAAGACGAGCAGCCTCGCAAGAAGAAGAGCCAAGACGACGATGACGACGATGAGGAAGCCTTGGCGGATCTCGAACGTCGCATCCGTCGCTCAAGCAAGAAGCGCAAGCGCTAGGGTACAAGCTAGACCCACTCCACCATGAAGAAGAAACCCGCCAAGCCGGAACCGGGGGCGATCCGCAGCGCGACGGAGCTTGCCTCCCTGCTGAAGGCAGACAAGAAGCTTGCCGGTTCGAACCTGATCGACGACTTCGATAGCGTTCGGACCATCCGAACAGGCATCGATACCCTTGACGGCATCTGCGGAAGAGGAGTGCCCCGGTCACGTTCGTTCGTCTACAGCGGAGAGGAGGGGAGCGGCAAGACAACTGCCGCGTTGTGCACTGCCGCTTCCTTCCAGCGTCGTGGTGGAATCGTGATGTTCATCGACGCCGAACGCAAGCTTGATCTCGATTGGGCGAGGCGAAATGGCGTCGATACCGATGCGATGATCATCGCGCAACCGATCCACCTTGAGCGGGCGTTCCGTCTTGCCGATGCTGCGGCAAGAGCAAGCGATCCCACAGTGCCGTTCCTGATCGTTCTCGACAGTGCAAACGCAGCACCAACCAAAGCACAGAAGGAAGCGGACTACGAGGACGACTTGATGGCGCCGCAGGCAAGGGTGTTCAGCAAGTCCTTTCCGAAGTTCGTCGACGTTATCGAGAGCAGCGGTGCATCGTTCCTGCTGATCAGTCAGATTCGAAGCAAGATGAATCTGACGACGACGATTGCAGGAGGCAACGCCGTTCGGTTCTATAGCATCCTCATAGTAACTTTCCGGGCAACGGGCAAGATAACCGCGTCCGGTAAGAAGCTGTGGGAGATTCGCAAGGAGTTCAAGGGCAAGGCTCCGCGTGATGTTGCTGAGGTGATTGGTGTCGATATCGGAATCCAGACCATCAAGAACCAGATCGCCCCACCCTTCCAAGAAAGCAAGATGCGGATCGTTTTCGACCGTGGCATCGATCGGGTTTGGTGTACGTTGCAGAGGGCGCAAGAGACGAAGGTGGTCAAGGTCAAAAGCTCTTGGTCGTCGTTCGGTGGATTGAAGTGGCAGAGCCAGCGATCATTCGAGCGACTGATGAAGAAGCGGCCCAAGCTGCTTTCCGCTATTCGCAAGGCAATCAGGAAGGCGTGACATGCGTTTCAACGTCATCGTGGCAGATCCGCCCTGGGAGTTCGAAGATCGCTACGGCAAGCGTGGTGCCGACAAGAAGTACGACGTGATGCCGTTCGAAGAACTGAAGGCATTGCGCGTCAATCTTCTTGCTTCGGACAACAGCTTGCTTGCGCTGTGGGTTCCGTGGGCATTGCTCCCTCGTGGACTGGTTCTGATGCACGCTTGGGAATTCGTCTACAAGACGGCTTGGGTGTGGGGCAAACTGACTAAGCGACCACCACGACGATTCGCAATGGGAACGGGTCGCATTTTCCGGGCTGCAACCGAAGTTTGTCTGATCGGCAAGCGTGGTTCTCCCATCATCCGCGTACATGACAGACTGAACATCTCTCTGAGCAAGCGGCTTGCACACAGTTCGAAACCGGGGAAGCTGCAAGATGATCTCCAGGCGATGGTACGCGGTCCACGTCTGGAGTTGTTCGCTCGACGCAAGCGCAAGGGATGGCGTTGCGTCGGTTTGGAGTGCAACGGCGAGGACGTGCGCAAGTCGATCCGCAGGCTCACCAAACTGTGAAAGGTGTTGCAATGGACGATGCAAACAAGATTCTGTTAGCGTTACCGCGGACAAGCGAACAAAACTTGAAAGCTGGTTACTATTGTCTGGAAGTCGACGGAGTGATCCTGTTTGCCAGGGTGAACGGCGGTCATGTTAGAGTTCGCTCACTCAAATGTTGCAGCGACGAATGGTATGAAGTGATCGAATCGCCTGTTCCAATGATGGTGTGACCGATGCGGTGGATCGCTACCGCAGATACCCACTTCAGCAACAACCTTCCCTATAGCAAGGTTGATTGGTATACCGGTGTCAGCGATCGGCTGTCCGACCTTGAGCGGTTGAGCGAGTTCCTGATCAAAGTCGGCAAGCAACACAGAGCGCGGGGGTTGCTGATCCTTGGCGACTCGTTCGATCGCAACCGGCTTGATGCGGTTACTTTGGTGTTCGCGTTGAAATGGATGCGGGAGATTGCTGCCGAGTTCGATGAAGTGATAGTCCTGCCGGGCAACCACGAAAGTCACGACGCTCGCAGCATCCATTTCACCAACCAATGGCTGGAGGCGTTCGCCAACGTGCGAGTGCCAGCGGAACCGAAACAGATTGGTCGCTTGGCTCTGTTTCCGTACATGCCGCTTTCCAAGCTGCGACAAGCATTGCGTAGCTACGAAGGCAATCGCAAGCGATCGGTTCTATGTACGCACGCCGTCTTTGCGGGCGCGAAGCAGTATGGACACACATTCAGCGATGGCTTGCGACCGTTCGACGTGAAGGGGTTCGGGTTGGTTCTGTCGGGCCATATCCACAACAGTCAGCGGTTGGTTGGAATCAACGGCCGTTATCTTGGTTCTCCTCACGCGATTGACTTCCGGGATGATGTAGGCAAGAGCAAGAAGGTTTGGTTGATTGACGATGGCAAGCAGATCATCAAGCCGAAGCCTATCGTCGTGCCGGAGTCGATCGCGGTTCCGTTCTCCACGATTGACGTTGACCTGTTCGCTGACGGGTCGGTGAAGAAGCTGACTCGTGCGTTGCCAGGGTTGACCGGATATCTGCGCATTCGCGTTCGCGGGGCGAAGCAAGCGATTGAGCGGTTCATCGGAGAACTGAAACCAAAGTTGTCCGACAGTCGGTTTCGGCACGTCAGCTTTGCGCGGCAGATCGTGCGCGAGAAGGTCAAGGCAAGAGCGGCGGATCTGGGAAGCGGCATGGCAATCGATCTGCATCGGGCTATCAGCGTGTGGACCAATGCGATCGAACTACCCCCGCATTTCAGGGCGAAGAAGTTGGAGCGTATCGGGCATGAGTTGCTTGACGATGCGCTGAAGGAGACGGGCACGGTTGCCCGACGCAAGGTAACCATCGAACCTGTGATGTTGTCCGTGCGGAACTTCATGGTCATTGAGAAGGCGATGAAGCTGCCGTTGGATGATGCTGGGTTGGTGTTGATCCGGGCGAACAACAGAGACTCGACGGGAGCGGACAGCAACGGTGCTGGCAAGACGACTCTGTTCAAGGCGGTGACGTGGGTATTGTACGGCCGCACGATCTATGGCGAGGTCGGCAACGACGTCATCCGGCGCGGAGCGAAGGAAGCGAGAGTCGCGTTGACGTTGCGCGTCGACGGCAAGCTTGTCGTCATTCGCCGGGTGAAGACGCGCGCGGATAGTGCTCTGTTGGCGATCAAGCGCGAAGGCAAGACTCAATCAGGCGGCGTCGGAGAACTGCAAGACGAAATCAACACCCTGCTTGGAATGGACTTCGACACGTTCCGCAATGCAGTGTTGTTCGGGCAGGACGATGCGAAGCGGTTCGCGGATTCCAAGACGTCTGATTCCGCACGCAAGAGCATCCTTCGCGACATCCTTGGGTTGGGCTGCCTCGATGTTGCGCGGTCTGCGGCGAAGAAGGCGCACGATGGGACGGTCGAGGCAATCGAGGAATACGAGAGAGAATCAATCCGTCATCGTGCGTTGCTCGACAGCGGCAAGCCGAAGCATATCGAGAAACAAGCGGATGAGTGGAAGCAGCGTCGCAAGAGCAAGATCAAGGAACTGAAATCGGAGGTTCGCAGAATACGTGTCGAAATCGAGTCTGAAACGGCCGCGGATTCCTCGTCGCTCTCCGGAGCACGGAAGAGGCTGGATCAGGCGAATGAGCGCGAGAACGAGTGCAATAGATTGCACGACAAGCTTAGAGAAGAACGTCACGAGACCATCAGGCAGCGGGACAATCTGCTCTCTGATTTGGGGAGAAGCAAGGAGCGTGTCTCCACCTTGCTCGAACGACTCACCAACGACAGCGAAAGTCTGTCGGGCAAGAAGTGTCCTGTCTGCGATTCCGCTCTCAGCAAAGGTGCCGGAGCAAACAAACGCAAGGAAGTGAACGCGGCAATCAACCACGCTGAGAAGGAATTGCGTTCTATCCAAACGAAGATGGAGCGCATCAACGAGAAGTACGATCGCCGCATTGAGCGATCGGAAGACAAACTCAACACAACCTTCGAGCAGTTGACGGAAGCGCAAGACAAGAAGCGGAAGGCGGCAACCAAGCTTGAGAAGCTGCAAGCCAGGGAATCAACGATAGTGGGGTTGAAGGCGCACCTCAAGGAAGTGACGAAGCAGCTTCGCACCAGACGCGAGGAAGAGAGCCCGTTCGAAGAGTTGCTTGACAAGGCGTATCGGGAGGAAGAGAAAGCAAAGCAGGAGTTGGCGAGACTCGACAGCGAGCTGTCTTCGCTGCGGCTGTTGGAGGAACAGCAGCGGTTCTGGATGGACGGCTTCGGCAACACGGGCTTGCAGTCGTGGATCATGGACACGGCAACTCCCCGGTTGAACGAATGCGCCAACGAGCACCTTGCCGTTCTCAGCGATGGCGATATCCAGATCGCGATCGATACGGAGTCAATGACCAAGGGCGGTGCTTCGCGCGACAAGTTCAGCATTGCAGCCAACATCGAGCAGAGCGGAGAGACCAACCCAAGCGGAGGACAGCAACGCAAGATAGAGCTTGCGGTTGGGTTGGGCATGATGGATTTGGTTCGGGAGCGGGAAGGCGCGAACATACTGTTGCTGATGCTCGATGAGGTTCTGGACGGATTGGACGGAACCGGCAAGCAGCGGGTAATGGTGTTGCTCTCGCAGTTGCGAAGCCGCAAGGGCAGCATTCTGGTCATCAGCCACGATCCGGAATTGCGGGGCGGTCACGACTTCGACAGCGTATGGACGGTGACCAAGAAGGACGGCAGGGCAACCGTCAAAGCAAGGAGGGCATGACGATGAGCGCGTTGACGCCGGAGCGGTTGGACGAGATCGAGAGGGCATTGGATGTTGGAGTTCGCGGGGGCGATCTGCGCGCCCTCCTCGCCCTCGCACGTCGTGTCGTCGCGCCGGACGGGGCGACGGTGGAGGCGGTGGCTAAGACACTTTACGTCTGCCAGGAGAAGCAAGCGGTAGAGGACGCCGGACCGGACTGTCCATACGGAGAGATTCCGTGGGAGGACGTCGGCGAGGGATTGAGAGACGCGCATCGCGCGGACGCCCGCGCTGCCCTCGCCGCCGTGGCGAAAGGGGAGGGGAAGTGATGGTTGGGCGGGTTTTGCCGTTCGGTTGCCGACCGGAAAGTAACCACACAACGGCCGACGATTTTGCCTGCTTGATTGCGTTCGATACGGACGATCCGGAGTTCACCCGTGGGTGGGAATGCGGACAGCTATGGGCGCGCCTAGAGGCGAAACCGGAGGCGTGGGAAGGGACTTACCACGCGAGCAACCGCACGATGATTGCACGGATTGCAACTGCGCTTGGCTATGTGATGGTCATCGATGAAACAGAAGACCCGGCCTGGATCTTCGTTGCATTTTGGACCGAAGATGGCGCGCCCGAGGGAAGTGGGGTGAAATGAAATACAAGTGCAAGCCATACGGCGAGAAGACAGCGCGACGACTCGATGCGTTGCAGAGTGCGTTGTACGGTTGCGTTCAAGTCGCCCTATTCCATTCCAAGAGCAAGGACGAAAACGCCGCTGCCTTCGCGAAAGCAATCGTTCGCGCGGTTGGAGTTGGGAAGCGGGTCAACCGTGGCATTGGGCAGGCACGAATCTACCTTGCCTTCTATAACGGCGCTACAATCAACAGACGTCATGGCGATGCACTCGCTGCGCTTGACAAGGCATGGAAGGAATGCAAACGGGGGCACGATCGCCTACGGATGGTCATCCAACTGGCAAACGACGAACTTCCACCGGAACTAGAGGACGTGTACAGGTTGGTTCATAGTATTGCATCCGTCTATCGCCGGACGATCTTGAAGCTGCTTCGCAAGGCGGGGACGGAACCGGGGGTGCCGCGATGAAAGGGCGAGCAACCGTGCTTGGAATGGATCTGAGTCTGAACCACGCCGGGTTAGTGCTAATGGACGCGAAGCGAATGAAGATCATCCGGGCGTTGTTCGTCACCGAGAAGAAAGCGCCTTGCGACGTCGCCAACAAGGTGGGCGGTGTCGTGCGCGGCTTGCGTCTCAGGGTCCCGAAGATGGATCGGGCCGACATTGACCTGTGGCGCTTGTATTGGTGGCATCGGCTGTTTCTGCGGCTGCGGAAGAAGTGGGACCCCACCCACGTCGGAATCGAGAACTACGCCTACACGGCTCGCTCTCTCGGCATCTACCAGTACGGTGAGGTTGGAGGTGCTGCGCGTCTGGTCTTCTGCAAGCGCTTCATGCGATATCACGATCCGCAGTCGGTGAAGCTGTTCGGCTCGGGGAACGGTCGAGCGGAGACAATGGAACTGGAGGTTGCAGTTCGCAAGCGGTGGGGGGTCGACTTCCGCAAGTACAACGCAAACCAAGTCGGGCAACGTCCATCGGAAGATCTCACCGTGGCATACGTGCTTGCCCGCATAGTGGCCACGGAATGGAAGCTGCGAACAGGCTTGCTCGTGTTCAACCAACTGGACGAGAATGCCATCCGGGTGTTCAACCGGGTGACCAAAAAGCAGCCGATCAACATCCTTGCACGGGACTGGCTGACGATGCGGTGAACCGATGTTCGACGTGTTGCTAGTGGACGGCAAGCATCTTCTCTGGCGCAGCGCCGATGCGTTCCGCGACCTGTGGATCATGGTTGACGGAGAGCGTCAACACACGGGAGCGGTATACGGTTTCCTGAACGTGCTATCCCGCATCAGGCAACAGCAGCTTGAGAAGAAGGGCATCGTGGTCGTCTGTTGGGAAGGCGGCAAGCTGAAGCGCCGCACGATGTTCAGGGCGTACAAACAACGTAGAGACGATCTTGTGCCACTGGATCGCCTCCACCTGATAGAGTCAATCGCGAAGCAGCAGAAGGTTCTCAGGAAGCTGCTTGTTGCGTTGGGCGTACCGCAGGCACACGCTCCGGGCTGGGAAGCAGATGACGTGATGGGCACGTTGGCTGATCGCTGGTCCCGCAAGGGCAAGGTTGCCATCTTCACGGGCGACCGCGATCTGTACCAGTGCATCGGCAAGAACGTGTCCATCGTCCGGCCGATACCACACGGCGACATCGAGATCATCACGCCAAGAGTCCTGCTTCAGCGCTACGGCGTAACGCCAACCGGCTACCTCTACACGAAGGCCCTTGCCGGAGACACCGGAGACGGCATTCCGGGTGTGCGTGGCGTCGGAGAGAAGACGGCGTTGAAGATCGTCAAGGAAGCGGAACGCTGCGGCAAGCTGGCTCTGGGAACGTTGGTTCCGTTCAGTCGAAGCATAGTCAGCAAGCGGCTTGCCGATGCTATCGAGCTATCGCACGCGAAACGAGAGTTGGCGTTGTGGTACGAGCTATCCCGCATTCACAGCGTCAAGGTGAAGTTCGACTACACGGAATCGGCAACACGCAAGCAGCTTACTCACATGTTGATGGGATTGCGGTTCCGTTCGTTTCTGGAATCCGGGAGGTTCCGACAACTGCGATCATTGGGTTGCTTTGGACGGTGATGGGGTGGAGGGAATCGGTGGGAGAGAATCCGAAGCACCGCGCGAAACATCCAACCGCGCCTCCGCGAGTCTGTGCTGATTGCTTCTGGCGAAGGCGGTACTACGAACTGTGTGCCAACTTCGATGATCTGCGCCTTCAGATGATCAAGATACGGCAAGAGCAACGTGACCGCAACATCAAGCGCGGCTCCGGTACGATGCCGACCAGTCAGACGTTCAACGAGATAGGCGACGATCCTGAAACAGAAAAGCTGGTTGATCGGCTGAGGAGAAGCGGCGAATGACGACCATGACCCAAGTCCGGCGGCAATGGCGCAAGTGCAAGCGCTGCGGACTGTGGAAGACACGAGACAACTACGTTCACGGACGCGGAGATCCAATCACCCGCATTCTGTTCGTTGGAGAGGGGCCGGGGCGTGACGAGGATGTAGTTGGACTTCCGTTCATCGGCAAGGCTGGCAGGTTGCTTCAAGCGGCGCTCATTGCGTCCGGTATCAAAGGTGCACGCTACATCGCTAACCTAGTCGGCTGCTGGCCACCGGGCAATCGCGTTCCGACACAGGAAGAAGTCAAGGCGTGCGAACCAAGGTTGAACTCCATCATTCGGGCAATGCGGAACCTGCGTGTCGTCGTTCCTCTTGGCGGTACTGCTGCGTTGTATCTGCTTAGCGCGCGACACATCACTAGGACGCGCGGTATACTGCACGAGTTCGAGAGAGGCGGCAAGACGTTGATTGGCATTCCCACGTTCCACCCTTCGCACGTCGATCGAACCGGCGGCATCAACGGACCGAACTTCCCGTTGCTGGTCAAGGATCTGAAGATGGCTTTGAAGGAAGCGAGCGACGCATGAGGAAGATCAAGAGGACCAAGGCAAACAAGAAGCAAAACCAACATCCGTGTGCGGTGATTGCGCGAGAGAAGGGACTGAAGATCGGCAACCCGAAAGACTACGTTGTCGTCATGGGAAACCGCATCCTCGATGGACGGCGGTCGATGACGTTGGAGGCGGCTCTTCCGGAAAAGCTCGAACCGGGAACGAAGCTTCGGTACAAGAGGGACAACGGAGAAACCCACGTCGAGGTTGTGAACGACTACGGGCTTGAAGTGCAGGTTGCATTCTCCGACGGGAACAAGAGCATGGTAGATCGCAACCACCTCTTCCTGCCTATTAGGTTTTCCGAAGGACCGTTGTTGGTCCACAAGTCCAAGCTGCACAAGATGTTCGGTGAGCGAATAGCAAGCTTGTTCTGGGATAGCAAGCTGCGTATGCGCGTGCCGCCTGCTTCTCCTGCCAAACGATCGTCTAGCAAGCCCAACGTCTAGTCTGAAGCGTGGAGACGTGGAAGCGCAACGCCCATGCCGATGCGTTACGGGATGCCAACGGGCAGGCCCTATCGCGCGGCTCGTTCGTCATCACGGACGCGGAGGAGTACCGCGGACGGTGGTGGTTCATGTGGCCGGGGCTTGTCGTGTCGTGCGGCAGGAGGTTGGCGAAGGTCGAGTTCTGCGGCTTCGGCAAGTTCAAGCTTCGCCGGATCAGACTGCCCGGCTCGCACCTGAAACCGATCACCAGCGACGACACGCTATCGAAGCTGTACGCGGTCGCCAACTTCCTGAACCGGACACCGAGAGGGGGAGAACTGGAGCGGGGAGCGCTGGTCACGCAGCAAGGCAAAGGCAGGATCAGAAATGAAGAAGGGTAGACGAGCTAGCGCAGCCAAGCTGAGCAAAGTGCTCGATGATTTGTTGGGTTACCTATCACTACCGGACAAGCTGCCTGCTCAAGGAACTGCGGCGCGGACCAAGCTGGTTGGCGATTTCGCTGCGCGCCTGGGTGCTGCGCATCACACCGCCTGCGTTGTCCTTGGATACATCGAAGGCATGAAGATCCTCGTCTACGAGACGGATCCAGCCAAGATGGAATCGCTACGACGACGAGGCATGCTGAAAGGTATGTCCGTTGTCCTTGAGCACGCAACCACGACGTTGGCCCCATCGGGCGAGCGTCTGTCGTCGCTGAACGAGCGCCTTTCGTACCTCATGGATGAACTCAAGCGATTGGAGGCGCGGAATGGAGAGGAAGAGCAGGGGGAAGAAGACAGCGAAGCGTGTTGCTGCCGTGGCGAAGATCTCTGCTACGAACACGCCAAGCAAGCCGAAGATACTGGCAAGGTATCTCCTGCCGCTGCCGGTTCGGAAAATGTCGGTGACGAAGCTAGCCCTGCTGGCAAAGCGGAGCATAGCAACAGGGAGCTTGACTGAGAAGCAGACGGCCCGGGTGCGCGAATACAAACGCGCAAGGAAGCTGCTTCGCAAGATCAAGGTGGTGCATGTCAACTACGGAGGCAGGGTCCGTTGCGATCGGTCCGGTGAAGTTCGGAACCGGGACGGATACCGCTGCCTCGTCGTCGAGGTGCTTCGCACGGGCAGGCTTCCCCCGAGACCGACGCGGTTCACGAGTTGGCGCAAGGCATACGGCAAGAGGGCACGCAAGCGCATCGATCTGGAGTATCGGCAGTTCAAGCAACTGCTTGTCATGCGGGAAGAACAACAGTGGCGGATCGAAACGGAGCGTTGGCGGGAACGAGCCGAAGAGGCAAGGCGAGCACGTCTGCAAAAGCTCACGGGCATCCGGAGAGTTGATGTTGATCTCGTCCGGGTCGAGCGATCGACCAAACACAGGCTGCGCAAGCTTGACAAGAAGCGGCGCAAGCTTGTACGTAAGGTGAATCGGTGACCCGTCTCGGTCCTTACAAGCTTGATCGCGTTCATCGCGCAGATTGTCTTGATGCGCTCCAACAACTTCCGGACTGCTGCGTTCACTGCTGCGTCACGTCGCCACCGTATTGGGGCCTCCGCGACTACGGCGTGGATGGGCAACTCGGGCTCGAACGCACCCCGGAGGAGTACGTCGCGCGGATGGTTGGCGTCTTCCGTGAAGTGCGGCGGGTGCTGCGGGAGGATGGGACTCTCTGGCTGAACATCGGGGACAGCTACAACAACGCGGGCTCTAGCAAGGACGGGGAGGGCCTGGATGGCCGACGCCGTGGTGGGGCTACGGGGCCCGACGGGGCATGCGGCTACAGGAAGCGCGATCTTCGGTACGCGCTAAGGGATCAAGGTGTAAAGCACAAGGACCTCGTCGGCATCCCGTGGCTCCTTGCCTTCGCCCTCCGCGCGGACGGGTGGTGGCTGCGGCAAGACATCATCTGGCACAAGCCTAACCCGATGCCGGAGAGCGTGCGCGACCGCTGCACCAAGGCGCATGAATACCTGTTCCTGTTGAGCAAGCGTAATCGGTACTACTACGATGCGGATGCGATCAGCGAACCGCTATCATCAGATCCTTTGACGTGGGGTCGCCATAGCAAAAAGGATCCTGGTGCGCAAGCTGTCCACCCTCGACCAATGTTCGGTCCGGATCGCGGTGAAAGAGACGGAACGGATTGGGGTGATGGCCGGAGACGTAATCGCCGTTCGGTCTGGTCCATTACCACGCAGCCATTCCCAGGTGCACATTTTGCTGTCATGCCCGAAACGCTTGTTGAGTTTTGCATCAAAGCGGGGTGTCCGGTTGGCGGCATCGTTCTCGACCCATTTGTCGGAAGCGGAACAGCAGTAGTTGTTGCTAGACGTTTGCTTCGATGTGGTATTGGATTTGATCTGAGTAAAAGCTACATCAAGATGGCAAAACGTCGGATTGCCGCGGATCGCGAACGATTGCGTCGATTGTCTGGCATACGCAAACCCAATGTTGAAGCTGTTAGAATAGATTGCGCGAAACAACGTAAACTCAAACGCAAGGGGGAAGGTGAAGGGAGGCAAGGAACATGGGGTTGCTCGCAAAGCTCGTGTGGCTGATCAACCTGAAGCCGCTTCGAGGAAGGCGCGTGCGAATCGAGACGTTCGACGGTCACTATCGGGAAGGCGTCGTCATGGGCATTGAGATGTCCACGGTGATGGTGCTCGGAAAGCCGTTCGACTACCCAAGCGCGATCCGCTTCGAACTGGATGACGCAGACGGCATTCCCTGGACTTCCATCAAGACGCTTGAACTCGCTCGCAGTGGCAAGAAGAACCCGCAAGCAATCTCGTGACGTCCACTTCTGGCGTCATGTTCGGTGCGACGGATGCGAACGGGCTTGCCGCTATCGGGAGTTCCGCACCGGGTACGGCCGCACGTTCTTTCAACAGGTGCACGCAACTCTGCGTGCGGAACACGAACGCAAGGGACAGCAGAAGTGTCGGCATCGCTACAAGCGACGTGGGACGGTGCTTGGCGTGATGCACGAAATCAAGCGTGAGCTTTGGGAGGCATACTGCAATGAATGCAAAGCAAGCCAACGAAGTGAGGTCCGGTCGACCGCCGTGTCAAGCTCCGCCACCTCATGATGCTCGTTACGTCGTTGTCTGTGGCGAGTGTGGGGAAGCACCGCCGAAGGCGTTCCATAAGAACGTCTTCTGTCCAAGCTGTGGCAAGGCTGCTAACTGGACGATGAAGCGATTGGATGGCTAGAGGCTTCCGATCGATCTTCAAGCCGGAAGGCGGATGGCTGATGGCTCACCGTAAGCTCAACGACGACCTTAGCACGCTGCGTGCACGTTACGCCGTATCCGAGGACATCAATAAGGCCGTATCAGCAGCCTCACTTGCGATCGAATATCTGAAGGTGTGGCGTGCTCTGCGGGTTGATGGCAAGAAGCCACGGCGCGTTCGCTACAAGCTGAAGGATGCAAGGCGCGAACTCAGGGACGCCCTTGCCTGCGTTCGAAAAGAGCTTGCCAAGA